CGGAAATACCCCCGCCCGTGTCAGGCGGCGCAGACTTGGCCGCGTGGCTGTCCATTCGCGCCATTGTCGATGCGCGGATTTCCGCGCTGACGCTCGACCCGGCGCAGAGGGCAAGACTGTCAGTGATGGCCGAGTTATATCAAAGCCTGTTCGCCAATGGCTATGACTGAATGCGGCATCGCTCTCGCGCTTTCCGTTTCCGCGCTCGCTCATACGATGGACGGGAGCGCAATTCTTTACTCCGCCGAGCGCAATTGCATCGATCCGAATCTGCTCGTGGCGGTGGCGTGGGTGGAAAGCGCCGGGCGGTTCGACCATATCGGCGGCTACGGTGAAGTGGGACTGTTCCAGGTCATGCCGTCGGACAATGCGGTGAAGCCGGAGTTATCCGCCGTCTTCGCTTGGCGGCCAACGCGGGCGCAACTGCTCGACCCGCGCTACAATGCCGACTATGCCGGGCGGATGCTGAAGCAGATACATCGCTCTGCTGGAAGTTGGCGTAAGACCCTTGCGCTGTATAATTGCGGTGAGGCGAATTTGCACAGCGGCACATGCGGTCAGGGGCGCGGCTACGATTACGCCGACCGCATCTTGGCGCTCTACGGCGAATGGATACTCGATGACAAGCAAGGCCAAAAGCAAGACCCCCCTGAAATCTGCCTCTCGTGGTGCTAATGGCAATGGCAAGCGCGGTCTGAGCAATTACCGGACTCAGCGCGCCAACGCCAACAAGCACACGCCCATCGGCCTGCGCGAACTGCGCGCCTCGGTTCAGCGCGACGGCATCATTGGCGCTATCACCGTTGCCCGCGACGGCGAGACCTTCGACGGCTCGGCGCGGCTTGAAACGCTGGCCGAAGCCATGCCGGACGTTCGCATCGTCGAAGTCGAAACCGACGGCGCGACTCTCATTGTCAACAAACGCAGAGACATTGCGACGGCCGACGACCCGCGCGCCCGGCGGCTGGGCGTGGCGGCGAATGTCGTCGCCAAGTTGGACTACAACCCAGACGGCGAACTGCTCGCGGCGCTGGCCGCAGAGGACGAAGCGATTGCCAGCATGGTCAAGGCAGAGCGGGACAGCCTGCGAGCGGTGGAGGCTTTCGCGGCACAGGACAGCCGGGACGCCGAACCGCAAATAGACCGCGCCGAGGAGTTGCGGGTCAAGTGGGGTGTGGAACTGGGGCAGTTGTGGCAACTGGGCGAGCACCGGCTCATCTGCGGCGATTGCACGGATGCGGCGGTGGTGGAGCGGGTGATGGGGGGGGAGAGGGCAGACATGGTATTTGCTGACCCGCCCTATAACGTGAAGTACTCTGGCCGAGGCCAGCGTACTAGTGTCGAAATAGAAAACGACGATATGCCAGAAGACGAATTTAAGGTTTGGCTGAACTTGGTTTGTAAGTCTCTTGAGTCCATCATGGATGACGGATGTCCCGTATACATGTGTCACGGTGACACGGGTAGACGGAGTGTTCCGTTTATTGAATGCTTTGACTCGGTTGGATGGGTTAGGAGCGCGACGATAATTTGGGCAAAGCAGGTGGCATCAATGGGCTGGCAAGACTACAGAAGTCAGCATGAATGTATTTCCTATGGCTGGAAAAGCGGAAGGGCGCATTACTTCGTCGACAGTCGTTCACAGACAACATTGTGGGAAATTTCGAGAGATTCTCAAAACAGTTACATACACCCTACAACCAAACCCGTCGAACTTCCGTCGCGCGCAATTGAGAACAGTTCCAGGACTAACGAAGTCGTGGTGGACTTCTTTCTCGGCAGCGGCACAACGCTCATCGCCTGCGAGAACCTATCCCGCAAGTGCCGCGCCGTCGAGATAAGCCCGGCCTATGTCGCCGTCGCCCTGCAACGCTATCAGGACGCATTCGGCAAGACGCCGACGCTCATCGGGTGATGACGTGACACAGAAGCGCAAGCCGACGAACGGCAAAGCGGGTAAGAAACGGGCAAAAGGCACATCGCCTATCAACGGCACGGCGCCGCCTGCCGAGTATCGCTTTGCGCCGGGCAATAGGGCTGCGGTTGGTCATGGCCGCCCGCGCAAACTGAAGGAACTGCAAGACCTCATCAAGGACGTGATGGCGCAGGAACTCAACGTGAGCGGCGAGCGGCTGACGCGCATTGAGGCGGCCATTCGGCTGGGGCTGAGCAAAAACCCGACGGTATGGCTGGAATACGCCTTCGGCAAGATGCCGCAGACGAACATCGACAAAGTGGAACTCAGCGCAGTGGTGGAGGCATACGATTATGGGAATGCCATTGCCCCGCTTGCGCCCCGACCAGTGGGAGATAGCCTGCCATCCGGCGAAGGTGAAAGTTCTGGCGATGGGGCGACGGTGGGGAAAGACGATGACGGCGGGTAGCCTTGCTTTGGCGAATGCGGCGCGCGGCGGAGCGGTGGGTTGGATCGTGCCAACGTACCGCAACGCCCGCCCGCTGTGGCGCTTCGTCGAGCGGCATGCCACCGGCTTCGCCAACTTACGCCGCTCGGAAATGACGGCGGAGTTCGGGCGCGGCCACCTGACCATCTACACCGCCGACAATGACATCGGCATTCGCGGCGAGGCGTTCGATTTGGTTGTCGTTGACGAGGCCGCGCGAATCAAAGAAGAGACGTACACAGATGCAATTATGCCCACCCTTGCCGACCGCAACGGGAAAGCAATACTCATCTCCACGCCCAAAGGCCGTAACTGGTTCTGGCGCGAGTTCGAGCGCGGGCGAAGTGACGGCAAATATCAGGCGTCCTTCACCGCCCCCTCAGCCGCCAACCCGATGCCGCAAATACGGCAGGCGGCGCGCATGGCGAAAGAGCGCGTGAGCGCGCGAACGTACCAGCAGGAATGGTTGGCCGAGTTCGTCAGTGATGGCTCGTTCTTCGTCAACGTGGAAATGTGCGCAACTGCCGCGCCGCAGTCGGCGGCTACTGCCGGGCATGACTACGTCATTGGCGTGGACTGGGCGCGGGCGGCGGGCGGCGACAATACCGCCTTTGTGGTGGTGGACATCAATGAGCAAAGCGCCGTCAACGCGACGACACACAACGGCAAGTCGTTCGAGTTTCAGCTGCGCTCGCTGGTGGAGTTGTACGACCGCTTCGGCCAGCCGCGTATCATTGCCGAGCAAAACAGTATGGGCGCGCCGCTGGTCGAGCGGCTGTTGGAGGCCGGGCTTCCGGTTACGCCGTTCGTGACTTCGGCGGCCAGCAAGCACGACATTATGATCGGGCTGGAATTGGCCTTCGACAAGAAATCCATCCGCATCATCCCCGACGAGGCGTTAAAGGGCGAACTACTGGCCTACGAAAAGAAAGAGCGCGCGGGCTTGCCGTCCTACTCCGCGCCGGAAGGGATGCGCGATGATACGGTGATGGCATTGGCGCTGGCGTGGCATGGGGCGAGCGCGCTCCCGGTGAGCGCATTCGCATTGTGAGGCGGAATGGCATGGCTACTTAATAACGGCGAAGTTAAATCGCTCAACAACCCGCACCTGCTCGAATGGCTGAAGGCGGGCGACGCCACCAACCCACAGGGGGCTTACTTCGCCTCGGCGTGGGCGTTCCGCGCCATTCAATTACGCGCCGAAGCCGTCGCCTCTGCGCCGCTGAAACTGTATGATGCCGAAGGCGAGGAGATAGAAGAGCACGCGCTCTTATATTTGCTCGACACGGTCAATGAAGAATGGAACAAGTCCGACCTGTGGAAATACGTCGAGTCGGCGCTGAGTGTCTTCGGCAATGCCTACATCCTGAAGGCGCGCACAGGCGGGCAGGTGCGCGAGTTGTATTACCTCAACCCGGCGACGGTGACGCCGAAGATTGAGGGCGCGCGCATTGTCTCTTTTGAGCGTCGGGCGGCCAATGGTATCGCCGAGCGATACGACCGTGGCGATGTCATATCCTTCCGCTCCGGGTACGACCCCAACTCCGACCTACTCGGCGTGTCGCCGCTCCGGTTTGCCCTGCAAGCCGCGTTCGGAGAAAAGAACACGGAGAAGTACCTTAGCGCCTTCTTCGCCAATGGCGCAATACCCGGCCTCATCCTGACAACGGATGGTAAACTGCACCAGTCCGACTTTGCCCGCATCATCGACGCCATTAACCGCATGTTCCGCCGCTCGGACAACGCACACAAGGCGGGCGTATTCGACAGCGGGCTCAAGCCGATGACGGTCGGCTATAACATGAAGGACTTGGCGCTTCCCGATGTGCGCGCGGCGGTGCACCAAACCATCTCGACCGCTCTGGGCGTGCCGGAACTGCTCATCTCGCCCACCAACGCCGCCGACCTGACGCCCGTTGACGTGGCGCAAAAACTGTTTTACCAAAACAGTATTGTGCCGCGTTGGGCATATTTGCAGGAAGTACTTAACGTCGAGTTGGTCGGGGAGTACCCGGACTTGGCAAATGCCGGAGCCGAATTGTGGTTCGACTATGACGACCTGCCCGCCTTCGCCGAGAACACCGACGCGAAGGTAGAGCGGCTGACGAAATTGGTAGTGGCGGGAATGCTGAGCGCGAAGACGGCCATACTGGAATTGGGCTACACCGAAGCCGACCTGCCGGAAGCAAAAGAACCGGAGCCGGTGGTGTCGGTCTCACCCGCCTTCGCGCCGATGCCTGCCATGTCGGGCGGCGAGATGAGCGAGCAGTCTTCGGCGGCCTCTGCTGATTTGCGCCGCTGGCGGCAGGTGGCGATGCGCTCTATCGAGCAGGGCAAGCCGCCGCGAAAGTTTACCAGCGACTACATCGGCGCAATTGAGCACGCGCGCATCACGGCGGCGCTGGCCGAATGCAAGACCGCCGCAGATGTGAGCGCGGTATTTGAGGCGAAGCCAGCGGACGACACAATCACAAAACTGCTTGCAGAATTATCGGAGGCGCGCAAGGCGCTGGACGCCGCGCCGATGCCGACGCCTGTTGTGAATGTGATCGTACAGCCGAGCGACGTGCAGGTGGCGGTTGCGCCCATCCCTGCGCCCGCCGTTACAGTCGAAAACATCATTGAGCGAGTTCAACCCGCCCCGATTCGTTTCGTGCGTGACCGGGCGGGAGACATCGTCGGCGCAGAGCCGGAGGGTTAAGCGCCGAATGAGTAACGACTACTACCGCGCGCGCGCGCGCTACGCATTGGCGTTGTCGAATATCGCGGAGCATTTGCAAAAGAATGGCATAGGACG